ATTAGAACTTGAAAAGGAATCCATTATGGCTCTAGTATCACCAGGCGTAGAAGTAACAGTAATTGACGAGAGTCAATATATCCCTTCAGCCGTTAACACAGTACCTTACTTTGTGGTTGCCACAGCACAAAACAAAGTATCCAGCGACGGAATTACCGTGGCAGCAGGTACACTTGCCGCTAATGCAAACAAAACATATTTAATTACCAGTCAACGTGATTTGGCGGCCACATTTGGTGTACCGTTCTTTTACAACACCACAACTGGCACACCAATCAACGGTTATGAACTCAATGAGTACGGCTTGTTGGCTGCATACTCTGCATTGGGTGTGACCAATCGTGCTTATGTACAACGTGCCGACATTGACTTGACAGAACTCACTGCAAGTTTAACCCGCCCAACTGGCAGTCCCAACAACGGTGACTATTGGTTAGACACCACAGTAAGCACCTGGGGTATTTTTGAATGGGATCAAACCACTGCTACATTCAACAACGTAGCGCCACTGGTTATCACAGACTCCACAGACACAGTGAGTGGCAATGGTACTATTGCAGGCAACACTCCCAAGGCTTCTATTGGATCAATTGGTGATTATGCAGTAGTAGCGGTAGGTGTGAATATTTTTGGTTATTACAAAAAATTTGACAATACCTGGAATCAGATTGGTAGCAACGCTTGGAAAACTTCATGGCCCACTGTAACAGGATCAGCGGCTCCTACTACTTTGACAGCAGGTAATAATATCTTTATCAATGATACATTGATCACAGTGACCACTACCACAGTGGCAGGATTGGCCGCAAACATCAATGCTGCCAGCATCACAGGAGTCACTGCCACTGCCACAAGCAATGTGTTGCGTATCTATGCAGATTCTACAGCAGCCAACGATGGATCAACACTGAGCAACAATGGTATTGTTACAATTGATGCAGGTACAGTGGGCGGCGCGGCCTTGCTCACTGCTTTGGGCATCACAGCAGGTGAATATGCAGCTCCTGACTACGAACCAGCCTATAGTTACGAACAACCACGCTGGAGAACAACCGACATCGACGGAGGACGTCCAACAGGTTCTGTATGGCAAAACCTTTCCACAGCCAACAATGGATTGAATTTAAGTTTCAAATCATACAGTGCTGCATTGGGTGTGTTTGTTTCACAAACAGTGCCTGCTTACAACAATGATACTTCTGCAATTTATGCTCTTGATCCCACTGGTGGCGGCAAGAATATTCCTGTAGGCAATAGTTATACACTGTTTAACAATTTCTTCTATTCAACCACACCATTAACAACATTTGCATTTGAAATTCTTAATCGATATGCAACTGGTGCCACAGAAGTGATAGGCACCACAACACCTACATCATTTACAGTAGGCAATAGTTTTACATTGACAGCCACTGCTGCAGGACAAAGTTTTAACAACACAGGCACTGCTACCATTGGTGGTACAGGTAGTCTGGCAGATTTTGTGACGGCTGTATCTGCAGCTAATGTGCCTTATGTGTCAGCCAGTGTTAACACCGCAGGCAACATTGTGTTCACACACAGCCAAGGCGGTACTATGTTCTTGGCGAACATAACAGGTACCCCAGTTACTGGTGCAGGATTTACTACATCCACCGACAAAGTACGTCAGAGCCCAGTTAGTGCATCTGGTTTGGTGTTGAGTAACTTTGTTTCAACACCATTGTTTACATATACCTCTAGCCCAACAGCACCAGATCAAGATCCTGCAGACGGAAGATTATGGTATTACAGTGCAGTTGACGATGTGGACATCATGATCCAGGACGATGGTATTTGGCAAGGTTATCAAAACGTTACCAACGACGTTCGTGGTTATGATCTGACCTTGTGTAATGCTACTGGCCCTATCATTTCAGCCACAGCACCTACTACACAGACTGACGCCGCTGAAAGTGACTTGGCCTACGGTGACTTGTGGGTAGACACATCAGACCTTGAAAACTATCCCAAATTGTATCGTTGGGAGAGCGTAAGCGGTCAAGATCAATGGGTAGAAATTGACACAACAGATCAAGTTACACAAAATGGTATCTTGTTTGCTGATGCAAGATGGTCAAGCAATGGAACCACAGATCCTGTTGCAGATCCTTTGCCCAGCATTCAAGATCTTTTAGAAAGCAATTATCTTGACCCAGATGCTCCAGATCCTTCGTTGTATCCACAAGGCATGTTGTTGTTCAACACACGTCGTTCAGGCTACAATGTCAAGAGCTTCCAGAGCAATTACTTCACAACCACGGCCACAGACTATTCAATTGATGTATGGTCAGCCACTACAACTTATAGCGAAAACACATTTGTTAGCTATAACAATGGCATCTATGTGTGTATTCTGGCTCCCACAGCCAATCAGAATCCAACTAATGGCACATATTGGTCCTTGATCAGTCTAAATACCTGGCTCACCGCCAGTGGCAACAGAGACAACGGCGCCATGTGGTCAGGACGTTTGGCACAGCGTCAATTGATCGTTCAAGCACTCAAGAGCGGTATTGATACCAGTGCCACAGCACGTGAAGAACAAACGCAGTACAACATTATTGCTACACCTGGTTATCCAGAATTGACACCAAACATGATTGCACTCAGCAACGAGCGCAACAACACATTGTTTGTTGTGGGCGATACCCCAATGCGTTTGGGTCCTGATGGCAACAGTCTAGTGGCATTTGCTACCAACAACAACGGCCTGGGACAACCCAACGGTGATGGCAACATCGCTACAAGTAATTATTGTGGCGTGTTCTACCCAAGTTGCCAAACTACAGACCTTGGTGGCAACACAGTCGTTGCACCTCCAAGTCACATGATGGTACGTACAATCTTGCGCAGTGATGCAGCCAGTTACCCATGGTTGGCACCAGCAGGTACACGTCGTGGTGTAATTGACAATGCCAACGCAATTGGTTATATTGATGCCACAACAGGCGAGTTTAACCAAATTGGTGTAAGTCAATCAGTGCGTGACATTCTGTATGAGCGTAACATCAATCCAATCACGTTCATTCCAGGAATTGGCATTACCAACTTTGGTAACAAGACTAGTACCACAACTACCACAGCACTGGATCGCATCAACGTTGCACGATTGGTCGCATTCTTGCGCGGACGTCTGGAAGAAATTGGTAAATTGTACTTGTTTGAACCCAATGACACAATCACACGCAACGAAATCACAAACACATGCAATAGCTTGATGATTGACTTGGTTGCAAAACGTGCGATCTATGACTACTTGGTGGTTTGCGACTTGAGCAACAACACACCTGCACGTATTGATCGTAACGAACTGTGGGTTGATATTGCTATAGAACCAGTGAAAGCGGTGGAATTTATCTACATTCCGTTGCGTATCAAGAACACTGGTGAGATCGCCGGAGGCGCTGGAGTTTAAAAAGGTGGCGGTTTCGACCGCCTACCTTTCCAGGTAAATAAACACATAGGAGATAACAAATGGCAGTAGCATCACTAAGTAAAATGACAGTCCCACTAGCAAGCGATCAATCCGCGAGCGCCCAGGGCCTGTTGATGCCCAAACTCAAATATAGATTTAGAGTAAGTTTTCAAAACTTTGGGGTATCATCAACAACAACAGAATTGACCAAGCAGGTTGTAAGCGTTGCTCGCCCTAACTTGACATTCGAAGAAATCACACTACCAATTTACAATTCAACATTGAAGTTGGCAGGTCGTCACACCTGGGCAGACGTTGCTTGCTCGGTGCGTGATGATGCGTCAAACAGTGTACAAAAATTAATTGGTGAACAGTTCCAAAAGCAGATGGACTTTTTGGAAATGGCATCTGCTGCATCTGGTATTGATTATAAATTTACAACAGTAATTGAAATTCTTGACGGTGGCAATGGTGCAACAACTCCGCAAGTGCTCGAAGCTTGGGAACTGTATGGTTGCTACCTTAAAGGCGCAGACTACGGTGAATTGAACTATGGCACTAACGAAGGCGTTACAGTCAACATGACTATTGCCTACGATAATGCTGCACAACTACCTGGCGGTGTTGGTACAGCAGTACAAAATATTTCTCGTACAATAGCAGGCGCAGTAACAGGTGTTGGTACCGCGGCATAAGGCGTAACTTATGCCAACATTTGGGCAACAATTTTTAAAAGGTTTTACT